TGATCGTATCCCTTAGAATCATACACGCACGAGGATTTAAATATAGCGCTGCCAGTTAACTTATTTTCAACTGACTTAATACCATGGGCGCTGTAATGTTTACTTATTTTGTAAACCTTGTAATCGATACCGTCCACCTCCTTTTTACAGGAAGTGAACAGCAAAGATAGTAGTAGTAGTGTTAGGGTTGATTTCATTTTATTTGCTCTTAACTGCGTTTGAGATTCTGTCCACATTGAACCATACCCCTAAGCAAGTTGCGAAGATAGTACCGCAGACAATGTTAGTTCTTTTGTTTTTCTTTCGGCTCTCTTTGTAAGAAGGAAATTTTTTGCGTGCTGCTTTCCTCTGCTTGTTAGTTACTTTGTACTCAATTTGCGCAGGCTTGTTTCTTCCAAGCATCTGGGCGTTTGTAGTCATTGACATTGATAGTACTGCTAGTGTTAAAATAATTGCTTTCATAATTTTTGCTTTTTGTTTTGTTTTGTTTTTATTGTTAAAGTATGGGGGCTACTAACCCCCGTTTTTTTATTAAAGGCTAGATAGTGTTTTGTTGAATCTCTTTATACAAGCTAAAGAAAGTACATTCATTGCAGGTCTAAGCTCATTCGACCAGTTACCCTCAAGCTCATCTCTAAGGTTAACCATTTCATTAATTGTCATTGTCGATACTTTGTCTCTTAATTGTGTAACTGTAATCATAACCTTAATTTTTCGTTTTGGCTTCGTTGCCTGAGACAAAGATACACAAGTTATTGACATTATCAACAATAATATTAATTTATTTTTGTTTTTTTTCTATTGCGTCCCAATCGTAACACTGCACGGCATAAACCGCCTCTTTTTTTGTGTTATACTGGTGAAAGTAATAATCAATCTTTTCTAATCCTTTAACTGTATCAGAATAAGCATCGACTTCCCAATATCCGCAATCGTTATTAACTTCAAACTGAACCTCCTTACCTGTTACAAGATAAACTCCTGAAAATAATTTTGTTGTTTTTATTGTTTTGTTTAAAGTTGCCATGTCGTTTTGTGTTTAATTGTTTGCCTTAGTGACACTACAAAGATATACAACTTATTGACATTATCAACAATTTAATTAATTTATTTTAAAAAAAATTACATTTTCAGGATTCACAAGGCATTCAGAGCCATTGCCAACGTCAAGAACTAGGCCGCCATCATCTTTAACTAGCGCCACCATGTAAGTACTACCCATCTTCAGCCCGTGTTTATCAATGCCGTTCGTTATCATAACAACATCACCAACACCATAAAGCCCTCCGCTATGTCTAAAGCCATCTAAGAGCATCAATAACAGAAATAGACTAACACCAAGTAAAACAGGATAGAGTGCGTTGAATGTAAAGTATATCATTATAGAGCTAAATACAATAGCACCTATAAGTGTGTACAGTTTTATTATTTTAGATTTGCGCATTTAATACAATTTAATTATTAAAACAATTTATATTCGTTTTCATTACTTCTAGGCAGTCTCCTTTGATTAAATCAATCATATCTATTTGTTTAGGTTTTCTAATTCTTTTTGTAGGTTCGCTAATGCACGCCAAGCTACTTTGGTGCTATGCCTTACCCCATCGGAGTCAATAGTCCCAGCCTCTATAAGATGCCTAGTTAAGGCGTCAAGTTCGTCACCTGACTTACTTCTATCCCATGCTAACGGCTTATCTGGGTTGTGTTGAATCTGACCAGCTAGCGAAGCCCTAGAGACTTCTGCAATAGCCAAAGGGAAGTACTTAAGGCAGCCGCTGAATATTGGCGTGGCCTTTCTATCTTCTGGGCTTTTATACCCTGTTACTGTTGAGTTTTTTCCTAGCATATTTCTTTGATATTTATATTGTTAATTACGTAGGATTGAACATTGTAATAGATACTATACTGATCTGTAGAATCCTCACTTGTTAACTCTTCATCTGTATAGCTTTCCTCTAGCATTCTAAGAACCTCCTCAATAGGAGCATTTGTTCTTATTGTCATTTTGTCTGCTAGATGCTTAAACCTTCGCACAGCGCCAACAACTGAGCCGCCTACTTTTACTGTTGATTCTATAAATAGAAGTAAATCTTTGTACATATCTGTTTTTTTTCTGCTAAGATACAAAACAAATACAATAAGGAAAGCTTTTTTTTTTAAAAAATATGATATTCCCCTGCATTGGGGTTGTCGAGGTGGTGTGTTACGTTGTATCTAATGCCATCAATCGCATGGTTAAAGTTGTCAACGTATAGTTTTGAGCTTTTATCTGCGTAAACGTAATTATTAAGCTCTTTGGCTATCTCTATACTCTCAGGTGATAAGATTAATTCATAGTCCTGCATCCTAGAAATGCCGCTTTCGATAGTTCCCTTTTTAACGCCTGTTATGTTGCAACCTAAATGCTTTAAATCTTCAATAGTTCGAGGGCTTGCACTGTCTGCAATTATTAACATACCCCCGACCTTTGCGAGTATCATTTGAGCTAGTTCGTGAGTCTTTAGCCCGTTGCTGTAAATGTGCTGTTTGATATATATTTTCTTTTCAGCCTTATCAATTGCCACCTCCGTCAAGGTGTCAGGATCAACAGAGAAACCGAAATCCATACCGCACGAAGTTTGCAGGCTCTTAGGGTTGAAAGCTCCATAGCTCCAACTTGTAAAAACAACGCCCTCAGCTTTATCAAGCCAACCGCCTAAAATTTTATGTTTGTATTTTTTAGGGTTGTTCTTTTTTATGCTCTCTATTTGTCGTAAATATGAAGGGGAAAGGTTTTCAATATTATCCTCATAAGTTGTATGAATGTAAGTAGTATCTTCAGCGGTTAAATTAAGCCCTTCAGTTACGCCTTTATCTTGAAAGAATCTCCTGTAAATAAAATGCTCCTTTGTTGCTGGGTTCATCATCATTACAACTCTATTCTGTTTGCCCTTTTGCCTTACAGATAAATCAATAGTATCAAAAATCTCCTCGTCAACTAGCTCCTCTGCCTCGTCTAGTATCCAAGTTGTCACGCCCTGCAATGATTTAAGGTTAGCCACCTGATTTCCTGAGCTTGTTTTGATTCCTCTAAATAGTATTTTAGAGCCTGTAACTGTGTTTATTATCTCATCCTTAGTGATATGGAAATGATCCTGCCATCCTAGAAGTTCTATCTTCTCGACAAATTCGGGAATAATAGAGATACTCGCAGCTCTTAAAGTGTATCTAGTAAATAGTATAACATGCCCAGCCTCTTGCGTTAGCATATTAATAATAGTACAGACGGCAAAAGACTTTCCCGAACCCCTGCCGCCTGTTATTATGTAATATCTAGAAGGGCTAGTTAAAACACTTTTATATTTTGAATTTATTTTCAATCTGAAAAAATAGATTTTAAGTCTAGGCTAGAAATTACTTTGTGAGTAGTCTCTTGCTCTATTGTCTGCGTAGGCTTTCCGAGATAGTACTCTAAAAACAATTTTATAGCCGCTATCTCTCCATCGAAAGCCTCGACCTTTAGAGCCTGTAAAACCTTTACAACGTCCTCGACGCTGCAAGCTTCATCTAGCGCATTCTTGTACTGATTCTTTCGCCTGTCAATCCCTTTGGACTTTGTGCTATGTCCCCCGTTGTTAGCTCGTGGGTTAGCTTGTTTTTTTTCTGCCATTCTATAAGTAATATACTATATTGTTTAACCATGTTTGTTGAATTCTGTTCAATGGTCTAAACTATCAAGAACCTCCGACAGTATCAGAGGCTCTAAATAATCCCAGTTATCAAGCTCAAAAACTAAAACTTCATCAATCTCAAAAATATCAGGCATCTTCCTTATTTTTTAAGTGACGTCTTAAGATTTCAAGCATCACAAAGAATGCTGTTAAAAATATAACGATCTTATTCATAAGTACTATATATTTGTCTTAATTGCTTAACAATATCCCGCATACAACCGTCACAAGTACCCATTGCAGACAAATGTACGGCCATTATTCTTGAGTATATCGCTCTAAATTTTTCATTCTCTGAGGCGTTTACATAGTCTGAATTTCTAACTGTGAAAAAGTCATGTAGAAAATCATACTCTTTCTCTACTAAACAAAGAGGCCTTTTCCCTCTGAGGTTCAACTTATTCATCTTCTTTTTTCTCTCCTCACATCCGCAATCATCACCAGCGATAAACTTAACCAGCTTTTTAATGCCTGTCGCCTCTGTTATTGCTTCAATAGCATCGCCAAGCCCTGAGCTATTTGCTTTTTCGTGTTGTTCCTCTAGCTCTTTCTGAGTCTTTACATGCTCGATTTCAACCTCACCGCTAGAAATCTCAACTTTTACAGTTTGTTTTTTCATTTTATTAAGTGTTAATCCGTTTCTTTTTTGCTCAACTGTCATTCCTGCGGCTTTCTCGTCGTTTGTTAGCCTTACCCTTGTTTTTTTCTTACTTTTCATCTTTCAAATCTTTAATTAAATCCCTTATCATAATAGATTTCATTAGAAAATAGTTCTTTTCATCTTCAGAAATCCCTTCTTTTTGCGCCTCTATTGCTGCGTCTTTTGCCCTGCCTATCAAAAAGGCTTGTATTGTTTTAGCTCTCTGCTTTCTTGTCATTTTAAATTATTTTTTCATAGTTTTCAGTTATTAAATTGTCAAAATCTTCTACTATTGCTCTTTCTATCTGTTTTCTACATTTTGAAATAGTGTTATATATACTAGACAGCCCTATATTGGTTTTGTCTCTTATTCCTCGCATTGAAAGCCCAGAATTGACGTATAGCATTAACATCTCCTTGTTGTACGGGTACTCTCCTTCATTGTCTAGTTTGTCAATTTCAGAATATAGCTTTTTAAATAACGACTCACTAGCCCCCTCGAATAGATTATTTTCTTTGTCGGTTGGTATAGTGTTAACTAGTTCGTCTATCTGTACGCTTCTCATCCTGTTATCAACTTTTACAGAGTTAAGCCATACGGTATGTAAAACGCACCAGAAGTAAGTTTTATTGACCTTGCCCCCGTCTTTTATTATCTTATCCTCTAGCTTGTAATAATCAACCCTTAAATAAGAATCCTGTA